TTCACAACAACCCGATCTTGCAAGCGCTGGTACTTACGATCTAGACGTTGACTCAGACGGTCGTTGGTCCGCTGAACGCTTCCGTGGCCTCAGCTTCCAAATCGAACGTGAGTGCAACACCATCGCCAAGGAAACCCGCCGTGGCAAGGGTAACTTCATCATATGTGACAGCGATACTGCTGCTGCTCTAGCCATGTCTGGCTTCATGAGCCTCAGCCCCGCAATCGCTCCACAAATCAATGCTGATGATACCCAAAACACTTTCGCTGGTATCCTCTCTGGCAAGATTCGCGTATACATTGACCCCTACAGCCCAGTCGGAATGAACTTCTTCGTCACTGGCTATAAGGGTGAATCTCCATACGATGCAGGTCTCTTCTACTGCCCATACGTACCCCTACAAATGGTCAGAGCTGTAGATCCCGCTACTTTCCAACCCAGAATTGCCTTCAAGACCCGTTACGGCGTCGTTGCGAACCCCTTCGTTCTCAACAGCACAGGCCAACCAGACGGTGAGACTCTAACAGCTGGTCTAAACCAATACTACCGTTTGACCAACGTTAAGAACCTCCACGGCAACACTCTCTGATCGGTAAGTTAACCTAACCTTCGAAAACCTCCCGAGAAATCGGGAGGTTTTTGTTTTACCATAAATATTTGTATGAGTTTATGTTCAACAAACATTAATCCACTCTACAACAGTTATTTCCGTTTGATCTTTGGTCGCGGAACCAAGCAAATGGAACTAATGTGTCAGCGTGCAAATTTACCGGGTATTTCGATTCCCGATCAACCACAGCCAACAACACTAGGTGTGAACATTCCAGTTCCCACGATGAGTGCTGGATTTGAACTTTTGAACACAGAGTTCATTGTGGATTCAGATTTGACAAATTGGAAAAATTTATACTCTTGGATTCGAAACATAACAAATATTCAAAATGATGTTGATCACAATCTTTTGTATCAAAGTTGGCACCATTCTGCCAATCTTTATCTTTTTGATCCATCAAATAATTGTGAAGTTTTGCAAGCAACCTTCCATTACATAATTCCAGTAAAGTTGAATGGATTGGTATTCCAGTCAGATAGCACTGATGTCATTATTCAAAAAGCAACATGCAGTTTCAAATATTCGTATTACGATCTTTGGATCGATGGTGAAGATGCAATTCCTTCAGACGTAAGCAACGACCGTTAAATATAATCTTTGGGGTCGTCAGACCAACTTTGAGGATCTTCCGGGGGGTTCTCCGGATTGTAAGGCATCTTATTCGTCTCTGGTTTGATTTTACGGCGTTTCTTCTTCTTGGGTGGTATCTCGGCTGGTTCTTCAGCCGAAGGGCTTATAAACGATTCTGGAGCTTCTTCTGCTTCCTCTTCGTCGTCATCGTCCAATACTACACCTGAAGATTCAAAATTTTCAATCAAATCATTTACAAACCCGACAAAATCTTCATTGTTGAACAATTCATTCAAAAGTTCCAATCCGGGTGTTCCGTCTTGTGTGTATACATTGTTTGGGGATATGGCTGATCTTGGATTGTCTTGAATCAAGACCAGATAAGCCTCATACATTTTCTTCAATTCATCCGTGGGTTCTCCGCTGTATACAATTGCTGTACGAGGGACTAAGATGGCGGCATTCTTTATGTTGTAGATGTAATTCACCAACTTGACGAATTCAACAAATTCACCTTCTGGAGTCTTAGTTGCATAATTCTCCATCAGTGCTGGCATTTGAATTTTAATTTCGTATTGGGACACGTCGCTTACCAAGCCAACCAATTCTTCTCCAGTCAGCAATCTAACTACTCGCAGTGTCCCTGAGATGGGATTCTCAGGAAGTGAATCGGACATAAGAATGTCCTCCCTTCCTTTACTATTTATTTTTTCCAAGGTCTGTGAATGACATAGAATGCACCACGTAGTCAAACTTTTCTTTCTTGTAAATCTTCACACGCTCTTCAAAATGTCGATATACATGGTTCTTGTGTGATTTCCAACACAGGTCATCAACGATGTCGTAAACTTTCAAAGTTTTCTTTTTCTCAGACACTCTCAAACCACGACCAATGCTCTGCAAAAGTCTTATAACCGATTTAGTAGGTGAAGCAAAAATAATATTATCAAGATTGACAATGTTAATGCCAGCGCTAGTAGTACCAAAGCTTGCCACCAAGATGGCGTCTTTTTCTGTGTCGATGATTCTGCGGATGTATTCTCTTGCATCTGCATCTGTTTTTCCGTGTATGAGATATACTTTGCGATCCTTTCCCGCTGCTTCCAAGAGAGATGCGAGTGGTTTGCCATGTGTTTCGACGTAATTAAAGAGGATAAGGGTATTCCCTTTGGTGCGGAGGGCGAGTTCCTTGATGAATTCGTTTCGCTTTTCATTCGTTACGATCCATTTCAATTCATCAATGTATTTTTGTTTCTTGATGAATTGTTTCTCCTCATCAGTATATTTAAGAATTATGCAATCTATACCGAGTTTTGCAAGCAAACCCTTGTTCATCAATCCTTTAGTTTGAATGAACTGAATCGCAGGACCAAGGATACCTTCAATGCTCAGTCTATGTGCTTGTGCTTGATCTAATGTACCAGTGGTACCAATTCGAAACCAAGCCTTTGAAAGTTTTTGACCAATGAAGTTAATTGATTCTGCCTTGGCTTGATGACACTCATCGAAGAATACAGCATCAAATTGGTCGAACCAAGACTTTGGGAGTTTGTATATAGATTGCCATGTGGAAACTACAATTTGTTTATTGAGTTCCTTTTCTGCCCCAGCCATGATTTTTTGAATGTACTTTTTGCAAGACCAAGATTTGTCATTCTTTGAATAATCAAAGAAGTCTGATTCCATCTGATTGACCAGACCAACCGTGGGAACCAATATGAGTATTTTCCGATCTGATTTTAATACGGATTGAAGAAACCGGACCAAGACGTATATGATCAAACTTTTGCCCGAACCAGTAGGAGAAATCAACACGCATCTGTGTTGATTCAAAGCATGCAGTATGGCCTGCTGTTGATGGGAATGCATTTTCACTGCCTGCTTCTTTACTGAAACCTGCAATGAATCGTAGAACTGTAAAAGTTTGTCCTCCGTTATGCATAGAGGATTCTTTGTCTCTTTTATATTTAGTTGGTATTGTCTATCTTGGCAAAACTTTTCTAGATATGTTTTTAATCCACGTGGAAGGGTGGAAGAAAGAATGTTATATAATTTTATAGTTCCATCCCACCATCTATTTTTATATGCAGGCATATATTGCGCACCTGGAACTTTAAAAGAAAAATAATCTCTTAGTTCTTTTTTTAATGCTGGATCGCATTTAATGTAATAAAAAACTTCATCCACATCGTCAACAAAAATATCAGACATGAATAAAATTCCATTGAAATTTTTTATGACTTTTTCTTTTACCAGAACAACACTCTCTTATATGTTGTGGTAAAAATCCTTCATATTTTGCATCTTCGGCAGATTCAAAATATTTTTTTTGTTTTGTTAAAATATTTATACCAATAATTGGTTTTTTATATTTTTGGGCTCTATTTTTAGCTGCATTAATTACATTAATATTATTTTTTAATTTTAATGAATGTTTTAATTTTCTTTGATTTGACCATCTTGGTTGTGGTTTTCCAGTCAATGCTTTACTAATATTTGCAGATCTTTTTTTAATAATTTCTTTTGTTGGTTTGTATCCAGATACACCCTCACCACCAAGAGTATCATTATTTAAAATTCCATTTAAATCATGTCTTTTTCTACCCCATAGAGCTATTAACAATATTTCTAATTTAAAAGCTTCTTGTTCATCAACACAATAAATTAATTCAATATTATTTTTATTTTGAGGTGGTTGAGCATAGCACTTTTTACGTTTGACAAAAGCCCTTTTTCCAGAACCTTTTCCAACATAATATGGTGTTCCATCTTTTCTTAGATAGATGTATGTATAAAACCTCACATAATATTTAGACTATACCATTCATCATTTTATTCCACTCAATGGCAGATTTTATGGCAAAGTTTCTGTTGTTCAGTGCTTTTAAAAATTCTTCAACCATCTTAATTTTGATTTCTGTGACAGAAATTTTAGACTTAAGTTCAATTAGTTTTGGATCTGCATCCATGAACTTATCAACATCTGTCTTTAGAATATCAAGTTCAAACGGATCTTCTTTCCAATCTACAAGTTCTTCTTCAGAAGCCTTGCCAGTATAAATTTTCCATTTACGCAAACGCAAAATGGCAAAGTCATGTTGGTACTTCGTCAAAAGTAATTTAAGATCCGTAAGTTGATTAAGATACTTGGAGTGTATTTGAGGTATCTTAAGAGACTCTATACCTAGTTCTGTAGAGTCTATTTGAGAGTCTTTAGTTATAGAGTTCTTTAGTTCTTCTAGATTCATCTTTATTATTCTTCTTTAAAGTTCTTTTTAAGAGAACTATAGAGTATCTTTAGATAAAGTCAAATAAATATATTTGACATTTCTTTAATATGTCTTATATTATTGTGAGTACTTATGATCCCAAAAATTATTCATCAAATTTGGTTAGGCGACCAGTCAAAACGCCCACAAAAATTTATACAATCTTGGATAGACAAAAATCCTTCTTGGCAACATAAGTTATGGACTGATGGTAACTTACCAGAAATAAAATGCAAAAAACAATTCGATCTTTGTCCCTCTTTTCCGGGTAAAGCAGATATTTTGCGATATCAACTCCTTCATGATGAAGGTGGTTTTTTTATTGATGCAGATGCAGAATGTGTGAATTCTTTGGATGATTATCTTCTTGAGAATGATTCTTTTTGCTGCTGGGAAAACGAAGAATGCCGAAAAGGGCTAATGTCAAATGGATATTTGGCATCTGTAAAAGATTGTCGTTTGATGAAGCTCATAATGAAACGGATTTCGACATATGAAAATATGAGTTATCATCCACTTGAAACATGGGCCATTACGGGACCATTGCTTTTAACAAATACTGTTTACTTAAATGTTTATCCGATAACAGTTTATCCAAGTTGGTACTTTATACCAAAGCATTACAGTGGAGTTGAATACACTG